GCATCGACCACTGCTCAAGCGCAAGGTCCTGCTGCGCCTGCTGGTTCGCGAACCGCTCCCGATCCAGCCCCATGCGCGCGTCGAACTGCCCCTGCTGCTGCTGCTGCCCGGTCCGGAACTGGTCCGCCTGCTGCGCCCGCGAGAAGGCGCTGTCCAGCAGCGCCAATCCGCGCTGCGCCTGACCCGGCACCGACGCCAGACCGGCCGCAAACGCCAACTGCCGCGCCGGGTCGGACGGATTGGCCAGCAGACCGCTCCCGCCCGTCCACCCCATCTGCCCCTGCTCCGTGGGGGGTCCCATCGGCTCCGGCGCCTGTCCGAGAAGGCCCTTCATCGTGGCCGCAAGCGCTGCCTCCCGCTCGTCCTGCATCCGCGTCTTGATCAGCTGGTTCGCGCCCAGCAGCCCAAGCCCAAGAATCAACGGGAACATGTCACTTCCCCCCGACGCCTATGCCGCCCGACTTGCCCGAGCCGGAGCCTCTCGACCAGGCTTCCATCGTGTTGCTGCTCTGCCCCTGCGAACCGCCGTACCCCTGCGACAGCGCGCTTCCGTAGGAACTGCCCGCGCTGCTGCCGAGCACCGTAGGACCACCGATCATGCTCTGCGCCTGCTGCAGCGGCGCGAAGATGCTGCCCTGCATGGCGCCGGTGAGTCCGAGCGCGTTCTGCCGTGCTGCCATGTCGGTCTGGTACTGCTGCCCGTACAGGTTGCCGACCATCTGCGACAGCCCCTGCCCCGCCAGACCGGCCGCTTCGCCCCGCGCCAACTGATCCCGCGATCCGCCGAACGCGCCCGCCGCCACCCCTTGATCCGTCAGCCCGGGCAGAATCTGCCGGTTGAAGCTCTGCGACGCCTGATCGATGGCGCTCTGCACGTTGCGCTCGAAATACGGGTTGCCGCCCGGCACCAGCGCCGACTGCCACGCCGACCGCGCCGCATCGCTCACCCCCGCTGCCTGACGCGCTGCGGGCGACGCGCCGCTCATCAGCCCCTGCGCGGCCTCGTACATCTGCTGCAGGCCCGGCACCTGCGCGCCCCACACATCCTGTATCGATGCGCTCTGCGATCCCTGCTGGCTCTGCGACAGCGATTCGTTCCACGCGCTCTGCGTGGACTGGCCGAAGCTCTCGCTCCCGCTGCTCTGCTTGCTCGTCTGCTTCGACGCATTTGCGCTACCCATGCTTCAGTCCCTCCGCTTCCCGTGCGTTCCATCCGCGCGCCACGTCCTCGGGCGTCAGTTCGTATGCCACGATGGTTGCCCGCTCCCGCGCCCCGAGTGGATACAAAATCTTCTTCCAGCCCGGCCGGCCGACCGCAATGATCTTCGTTGTCCCGGCCGCGGCCGCAATGCCGACCGTCACCCGCCACAACTCTTCAAGCCAGGATTCGACCTGACGCCCCCCGCAACAGATCAGCCCCGTATAGGGCTGTCCCTCGGGATTGGAGTTCTGGCACAGGATCGCAACCCCGCTCAGCGCATCCGGCCCCCAAACCGGCGCCCGCGCGTCGCCAATCAGCAGCATCAGGTACTCGCCGCGCACGCACGACGCGAACACGTCCCCCGGTGTCCACTCATGCTGCACCGAGTGGGCCTGCGACGCCTCGACCCACTCGGCGACGAGCGGCCACGCTTGCGGCACATCCACCATGGGCACGATGCCGGCCCGCCACCGCTTCACGTCCCTGCCAGCTTCTTCCATGTTCCGCCTTCCCTCACGTACAACCCTTCGTTGGGTCCCAGCACCCCGGGACCCGCATAGACCAAAAACCCGTCTTCCGCCTTGAACTCCGGCTGCAGCGTCGTATCGATCCGCGTCAGCACCAGCCCGGGGAACTCCGGCCGGCGCAGGAACGCATCCAGCTTGCGGAACATCTGATCCGCCCACGATGCAAGCTCCGCCACCCCGCCCGCCGCCGGTGGCGGGTCGGCAAAGAACAACCCCGCCGCTTCGCTCTGCTTCAGCGTCATACCCGCCCCCGGACTTCGCCGTCCAGCCCGAAACCGCCCACGCTCCAAGGCGTGGCAACCGCCGCACTGAAGCGCACTCCGAAGTAGCGCCCCACCGAGAAACAGTCCACCGCGCGGGACCGTCCCACTTCGAACGATTGCGGCTGCTCCCACAACACTGAATCGCCCGGCCCGACCTGCGCGCCCACCTGCACCGTCAGCACCGTCCCCGGCGTCGCACTCACCCGAGGCCGCATCCGCCGAACCACTTTGATGGACTCCGCATCGCCCACCACCAGGCCCGTCCGCTCCACCGAAGCCGACACCGGCTGACCGCTCGCCGACAGGTCCCCCGCTTCCAGCAGGTAGGCCGTGTCCGCCTCGGGACTGACGCCCAGCGCCCGCGGCACGAATCCCGACTGTGCCGACGCATCCCATGCCTTGAAATCCGTCTCCCACTCGCCCGCGTCCGTGTCCCAGGTGCTTTGCCCGATCACGGCCGGGATGTAGGTGCTGATCGAGTGCGTTACCTTCGGCAGCTCGCGCACGCTCCACTTGTCCCTTTCATAGTTCCAGCAGTACGCGAAATTGCAGTACTCGTCCTGCCCCAGCGCCACGCAGAAGGCCACCTCCGCCCGCCCGGGCGTCGCGTAGGCGTGCGACAGCCGCATGCCCTGCTCGCTGATCTGCGAGAACAGCCAGCGCTTGACGCGCCCCTCGCCGATGCTGCGCAACGACGTCCCGTCCGTCAGCACGATATCGCCCGGCGCCAGGATCGCATGCGAGCCGCGCACGTCCGCCACACTGTTTTGTGTCGCCGCCCCTACCTCCGCCGCCAGCTTGCGCGCGATGTAGATGTAGGGCCGGCCCACGTAGGACACTGCCCAGCAGCCCGTTGTCCGGTAGACCATCAGATTCGGCCCGAGTCCGCGCATCGCCTGGATGTTGCCGCCCCCGGTGGACAGTTGAAGCTCTCCGGCCTGATTGGTTGCCGTAGGCACCCAGGTTGCCGGAATCGTGCCCACGGGCGCCGCATCCGACCAGGCGAGCCGGCCGTAGTCGATGGTGCTGCCCGATATCGACCCCGCGAAGCAGTGCGCGTTGAAGCTCGCGAACGTCCGCGCCACGGGCGCGCCCGTCAGCCATCCGGGCATCGGCTTGACCCCGCCGACCGCGAGCGTCCCGTTCCAATACCACGGTGGACGATTCGGCGCGTTGAAGCACGGAACCCCGTTCATCAGCGCGCCCGTCATCGTCCCGGCCAGGAAGTCTGTCCATCCGCTGGTCGGCGTCACGTCGTAATGGCTCACCCCGTTGGTGACGCCCACTCCCGTTGCGCCCGCGTACAGCAGCCACACCTCCGAGTTCAGAATGCAGGTCATGCAGAACTTCGGCGCGTGCAGGTAGCCCGGCGCGAACTCGATCTGACCCGGCGCGCGCTCCACCCCGTCCCCGCTCACCTGCATGTTCTGCATCGCCGTCCAGGCGCCGGCCGGCGCATTGAATGGCGCCACATCGATTGCCAGGTCCTGCAGCGTGAACTCCGCTGTGAAGGTCCGGGGCATGCTCAGCCCTTGGGGTTCAGCGCGGGATGCTTCTGCACCCCCACCTGATTAAGCCATGTGCAGGCAATCGCCCAGCTCGGGGGCGTCGGCTGCTGCGAAGGATGCGCGCCGATCTGCGTGAAGGGAGGCGGGACCACTGTGGCACACGCCACAGCCAGGTAGAACACTGCGACTGCTGCGAACATGGCTTAGCCCTCGTTGACCACGAATACGTTGTTGCTAATGCAGGTAATCGTTATCACCTCTACCCCCGACATGACAACCGGCCCGGTATAGGGCACCCCTGTGTTGCCTTGGAAGATAGTCACCTCTGGCGGATAGCCAATGTTGGCGGTTAGGCTAAAGCTATAGACTGAAATCTTCAGCGCGTTTCCGGGCGTAATAGTATTGGCCGGGATCGTGGCACTTATCGTCCCCGTCCCCGACAACTGCACCAGCGGCCCGGGGCCGCAGTCCCCGTTGCCGAACACCCACCCGTCAACGCGGGATTGCAGGTAGCTCTGCGTCGCTGCGGGCGCTATATGGCCCTGCACCGCCAGCGAGCCGCTCACCGTCCCGCCCGCGAGCGGCAGCTTCGGCACGGCCGTATCGTTCAATTGATCTACCGTCGCCGTGACGGCTGCATTCAAGTTAGGGAACGTGTTGCGCAGCGTGTTCTTGACGCCCCGAATGTGGTTGTCGCCCTCGCGCCTGTCGTCCCCGCTCGCAGGATTGGCCGGGTTCAACGCCCCCAAATACTTGCCCGCGCCCTCGATGTCTTCCAGTGCCACTATCGCCCCCTCATGCGGATCAATCCGCCCGATTGCGCGCCGGCCCGGCTCGCGCGCAGCGCCTGCACCGCCAGTTCGCGCCAGTACTGCGCCGCCCACCCCGACGCTTCTTCGTCCTGCAGGTAGCGCCACTGCTCGGCCAGCGCGGCATGCAGCCACACGTCCGGGTACTGCTCGGACAGCCAGTTGCTCGACCCGCCGCTGATCGCGGGCGGGCGCGCGTAGTAGGCCAGGGTGCATTCGCTCGTCCCTGCCGGCAGGTACAGTGACGCGCCCCCGATGGTGTACGCGTCCCACCCCGCCGACTTCGTTCCCGCCACCGTCGCCCACTCGCGCGGGTCCAGATACTGCAGCGCCCCGACCGATTCAATCGACACCACATCTGCCGACACGAAGTCCGCAGGCAGCGTCGCCACGTCGTCCGTCGCCTGCAGCGTCACGCGCGACCAGGCTTCGCGGGGCGTGAACTCCCGCACGATCGCCGCCGCCGCCAGATTGAGCGCCGTCACCTCGTTCGACGTGGTTTCCTGATCCTCGCGATGCACGTAGGCGTGCAGCGCGGCCTGCAGTTCAGCGAACGTCATGCTTTGAACCCTATCAGCGTCAAGTCCAGCGCCTGACCCACATACGGCGCCAGCGCGTCATATGCCCCTTCGTACTGCCGCACGTACAGATTGACGTTCCACACCAGCGCGGCCCGGACTTCCTCCCCGCCGCTGCCGCGCAGAATCATCACCACCGCCGATCCGTCCGCCAGACCGGGGAACGGCGCCCCGCCGGCCGGGTACAGCTCGATCAGGTCCGGGTCCACGATCAGCAGCCTGTCCACCGTCCCGCCCGCGAAGCTCGTCGGCACCAAGTTGCCGGCCGGCGGATTGAAGCGATACCCGATGCTGCTCGCCGACACCGACGCCATCGTAAGGCTCATGTCTTCGCGCACCGTCACCGAGTCCCCGCCCAGCGCGCGGCCCCCCTTGAACATGCGCCGCGACGGCGACCCGATCCGCGACGTCTGCTGCCGTGGCGCGTACAGGCTCATATCCGATCCCTCACCCGGTACATGGCGCCCTCTGGCGACTGCATCAGCCGCTGCCATGCGCGCGTGCGCGCCCGCGTGTCCTTGCTCGCCAGATCGGGGTAGCGCTCCCTCAGCCTCAGCCAGTCCTCAAACGGCACCGACAGCGCCCAGCGTCCCAGCCCCGGCCGATCCGCCATCGGCTCCGCCTTGCGCATCTCCGCCAGCGTGTCCAAGATCGCCGGCCGCGCGTACTGCGTGCGCGTGCTCACAAGGAAATCCCCGCTGCGCTCCAGCTTGATGTTCCAGTCCGCCACCGTCACCCCCAAAGAAAAGAGCCGCGCCCTTTCGAGCGCGGCCCTAAGGTCGCATCGGCTCAACTGCGAATTGAGCGCGCGTACTATGCCACGACGGCCAGCGCCTCGTCAACAGCCCGGATCACCCCGTGCGCTTCCTCGGACATCACCTTGAGGGACCAGTCCGCGAACATCTGGCCCTTGACGCTCAGGCCGGTGCGCGCAAGCTCGATCGTCTGCGCCCGGTTGATGAACGACAGCGCGGCCTTGCTCGGGTCGATGATGAACACCGCTGCCGTGGCCGTCGCCTCAACCGGCTGCAGCCGGTTCGCCACCATTTCGAGGACCACCCCGAAGTCGGTCACGAACACGTTCACCGAACCGGTAGCCACCGCCGCGCCGCGCTTCTCCTTCACGTCGCTTGTGAGCGTCGCCACCTGCGCCGACGAAGAGAACATGTAGGCCGACAGGGAACGGATCACCTTGGGCGTGCTCATCAACATCGACGGGTCCCCGCCCTGCTCCCACACGCTCTGCGCGATGTCGCGGATGGTCGTTTCGCTCAGAGCGCGCTTGGTGCCGGGCGTCGCCGCCGTGACCAGACCGGTTGCCGTCTGGAACCCGCCATTGGCGCCCGTCGCGCCGTTCGACGTGTTCGTCGTCAGCCACGCGTCAAGGCCCGCGCTCTTGCCCGCATTGGTGCCGTTGTCGGCGACGCTGGCCTGATTCAGCAGCGCAATCGCCTCGATGTCACGGTACAACTCCTGCTGCCGCATCATCACCTGATACGCATAGGCATCCCCGATCGCGAGCGTCCCGCCGTGCTTCGCGCGCTGGCTCGCCGAGACCACCTTGTCGCTGATCTGCGAGTGGTTGCCGACCCGCGTCCCGAGCTTGTTGTTGTCGCTGCCCGCGTCCGCGCCGTCCAGCACCGCATTCGTCGTGTCGGGCGCGGCGAGCTTGTCCTTGATCCACTCGCAGTATTCGTTGTTGTGCGTGTCCGACCCGATGGCATCCGAGAACGGCAGCGGGATTTTGCTGATGTCCCACACCTGCGACATGACGTCTTCGGGCACCCATCCGCCCCTCTCAACCGCCTTCAAGGCGGTATGCGAAACCAAAGCCATGATCAACCCCTCATGATCTTGGCGACACGCTCGGCGATCTCTCGCTTCGATGGAACGCGTCGCCCATTCGACACCTGCGGCGCTGCGGGTGCGCTGCTCTCCCGGCCCAATCGCTTGTCGGTGGGAGCCTCGACCTTGCGCGCCGCGCCCTTTGCCTCGTCGTATCGCTGCTGCAGCGTCATGTAGTCCTGCGCGAACAACACCATGCGATGGTCCGCCAACGATGCGATCTCCTGCGCGGAGAACCCGTAACGCTTCGCGAACTTCGCCAACTTGTCGCGCTGCTCCGTCGCATACGGCTGCTGTGCCCATTCGGGGCGTGCCGTATAGAGCATCTGCGCCTCACGCCTCAGCAAGTCTTCATGCTGGGCCTCGATACGCTCCATCACCGCGCGCGGAACGGCACCAGGCGGAAAGGCATCGACGATCGCCGCGATCCTGCGGGCATGGTCAACGCGCTCTAGTTCCAGGGTGCCCCGCGCTTCATCCAATTCTACGCGCGACCTTTCCAGCTTCGCAAGCTCCGGCAGCCGCGCCTTCAGTTCCCGCAGCGTCAGGCTGAACCCTCCCGCCTCGATCGGCAGATCGTTCAACTCCGCATTGCTCATCCCCGCCGCCTTGGCAAGGTCCGTCAGCGTTCCGGGCCGGCTCTGCTCTTCGTCATCGCCTTTTCCGCCTCCGTGCTCTGCGGCTCCCGCTCCATCCACCCCATCGGGTTGCGCTTGCTTTCCCTCGCCAGTCGGCGCCTGTTGCGGCTTGTCGGTGTTTGCTTCCTCTTGCCCATGCGCTTCCTTCCTCTTCGGTTCGCCTTCCTTCGCCCGCCCCGCGATCAAATCCGCCACCTGGGCCGCGACCGACTTGCGCGAATCCCTCGCCGCCCCCTCACCGCCCGCGCGCTCCTGCTGCTGCGCCGCTGCCTGTCTTAGTTCCTGCCTTGTAGTGCCTTTGTCTGCGTCCATCGATCAACTCCACGTTCCCCGCCACAAGATTCTCAAGCGCCAGACAGAACGCTTGCGCGCCCCGCCACTGCGCCGCCACCTCTTCCCGCCCCCGCTCGTCCGCCGCCTCAAGGATGCGCTCCGCGCACAGCCGCTTGAACCACAGTCCCACGTAGGGCCACGCCTCTTCGCCCAGCATCCGATGCACCCCGGTCACGAATGCCGTATCGGTGATTGCGTCACGATCCGGGCTCATTCTCCGCCTCCCGGGCTCGCCTCCCGTGCGCCCTGCGCCGCGCCCGCCGCCACCCCTCCCGCCGCCGCTTCTGCCTCATCCAGCGGAGCCGGCGTCAGCGTCAGCTTCGCCTCTTCAATCGACGCCTTGACGATTTGCTCGATCATCGCCGTAAGCGCGTCGATGTCGATCTTGTACTTCTCGAGCATCAGAGCCGCCCGCGCCGCATCGCCCTGCGCCTGCACCTGGGCCGCTTGCGCCTGTGCCTGTGCCTGTCTCGCCTGCTGCGCCTGCTGGCTCTGCGGATCGACCAGATACCGCTCGGGCGTGCGCAGGTGGCTCGCCGCGATCCAATCGTGCGCCGCGTTGAACATCTTCGAATCGTCGGTCAGGATGCCCCCCTTGCCGGCCTGCATCCACAAGCCCTGCGCCTGCATCACCTGCGCCAGCGCCGCGGCCTTCGCCATCCGCTCCGTGCGCGACTCGCCCACGCTCACCTTCACCCCCTGACGCGCCGGCCACTGCGACGGGTCGGCTTCCTGCCACTGACCATCCACCTTGGTGCTGATCGTGCTCCCCCACGCGGTGCGCAGCAGGTAGTGAGCGATCAGGAACGCGCCGCGCAGCGCAGTCTCGGCGAAGGTCCGCGCCATCGTCGCCGCCAACTGCTCCTTGACGCTGTACTGACGCTCGATCCCGTGCGCCGTCTGATTGCTCGCAATCTGGGCTGTGCTGCTCTGCATGTCCAGGCTCGCCCCGCCCCGTTCGCTGCGGCATTGGTCCTGATACTGCAGGAACGCAAGCGCACTCGGCCCGGCATCGACTACCGGAATCGGCACAAGCGCATTCGGCCCCTTCACCCGGATCACGTCCTGCGTCGCATCCCTCGCGTCCGCCAGATTGGCGAGCGACTCATCCACCCCGATGCGCGGCCGGTTCACCTTGCGGATGTTCTCCACCCAGCCCCGCAGCGCGCTGCTCTTCAGCTCCTGCACCTCTCCGATGCGGTCGAACAGGCTGATCCCGTCCATGCGGTGCGGGTAGAGCATGATGTTGCCCACCGCGTAGCACACCCTGCCCACCCGCTCCGGCGGAGCCAGCAGCACGCTCCCCTGCCGGCCGAAGTAGCACCGGTAGCGCTCCGCCCGCGGAGAATCCTTCTTGTCCGCCAGCATCACGTAGCAGCGCCACACCTCGACGCACTCCGTCGCGTACTGAGCCGCGCTGTACGACGCATCCGAACTCAGCGGCGTGCGCTCGACGTAAAGCTCGTACCCTGTGGGATCGTGGCGCGGCAGCTTCGCCACCGCCTCCGCACTGAAGCCCTCGGCCATCAGCTTCGCCCGCGTCGTCACCATCCGATCCGCCACGAACCGCGCCTTGTTGGGGTCACGCTCTTCAAGGCTGGACGTCACGAAGTTCTCGGGGGCGACCGCACCGACGCACAGCCGCTTGTCCACATCCACCCGCGTGAAGCTCACTTTGTAGAGCGTCCGTTCAGGCCACTGATCCCCGGACAGAGCGGCCCGCTCACCGATTTCTTCCATCGCCTCCGTGTCGGGCGTGATGCTCAGGCTCTCAACGCGCTGGCCCGGCCGATTGGGCTTCACCAGATCGCCTACCGCAAGCTCCGGAACCGCCTCCCACTCTTCGGGCGTGCGGGTCTCCGTCCTGTCGATCCACAGACCCAGCATCCCCGACCGCGTGAGCAGCGCATCCTTGATCGCCTCCGTAAACGCCAGGAATCCGCCCTCGCTGCTCTGCCCTTCCATCAGGATTGCCCGAACGATGGCAGTCTCCCGCTGCGCCTGCGGCTCGTCGTCCGGCCCCATCGCTTCGAACTCGATCCCGCCCACCTCCTGCAGCGTCGGCGCCAGTTGCGCATAGACCGCCTCGACCATATCGCCCACATCCAGGCTCACCGCCTCCCGCGACGGGTCATCGTTCTCGTCGTCGTTCTGCGGCAGACTCCCCTCGTAATAGGCAAGCGCCGTCTGCATCATCGACCCGGCGCCCCCCGCGAGCACATTCGCACTCACCCGCGCCGAAATCGCCGCCTCAAGCTCCCGCGCCAGTACCTGCGCCACTTCCTCATCAGATTGCATCACCGTCCCCCAATCGCGCGCCGGCCGCGCAGTCCCGTTCTGTCGCGCGTGCCGATATCGCGCAGACTCTCCCGCCAATTCGTCCGCGTCGCCGCACTGCGCGCCGTCGCATAGGTCCGCAGAGCATCCGCGCAATGGCTCGTCCAGTCATGCACGGGCGTCTTGCTCCCGATCTGCTTGTCCTCGTCCCACTCCGCACGGTACTGCCGCAGCGCATCCATCGCCTGACCCCCGCACCGCTTACGGTCGAACACCATCAGCGGCAGTATCGAGCGCGTCGCCTCGATCCCGTCAGCCAACGGCATGTTCGTCGCCTTGTCGAACTCCATCCCAAGCTCTGACGCCACCTCGATCCTGCTGCGGCCCGTGCCAAGCTCCCGAACCGCGATGTCGTGCGGCGCAATCCAGCGCGTGATGACGTACCCCAGCGCGTCAATCTCCCGCTTCACCTGCGGAAGCCCCAGCCCGTGATACTCCCGGTAGTCGATGGCCCTGATCTGGCCCCCCGCGTAGTGCTCCTGCAGGAACCAGCACGCGAACGCATCGCGCATGCCCAGGTCCACCGCCACCGTCACCCCCAGCGCCGGGTCATACGGCACATCGCACACCCGGCCCGTGCTCTCGGCCGCTGCAATCTCCCGGCCGTAGTACGCGCCCCGGATCACCGCCGCGAACGAGCACTCAAACTCCTGCGCGTACTCTTCCGGGCTCATGTTGGCCCGGGCCACCGCCAGATCGGCTTCGCTGATCGCCTTCGTCTCGCTCGCGCGCAGCATGAACCCCTTCCAGTTCTCGGCCCCTTCCATCGCCTGATCGAAGGCCCGCTTCAACTGATTCGCGCCGAGCGGCGTCCCGGCCAGGATGGCCCATCCCTCCCAATCCATCAGAGCGGGCAGGATCACCTCAGGGAACACGCGAGGACTCATCATCGCGTACTCGTCCAGTACCGCCCCATCGAGGTAGATTCCGCGCAGATCGTGAATCGCATCGGCCCCCAGCAGCATGATGCGAGAGCCATTCGGGTACTCGATGCGGAGCTCCGAATTGTTCTCCTTGACCCCGGGCACGGCCGCGCTGTAGTGCCTCACGTAGTCCCACGCGATGCGCTTTGCCATGCGGTACGTGGGCGCCACGTAGGCAAACTGGCCCCTGTGCCCGTGCATCAGCAGCGCAGCGCGGATGAGGTGGTTCACAAGCGCCACCGTCTTGCCCGCACGCCTGTGCGCCACCACCACCTTGAACCGCGACGTGTCCTCGTGCATCGCCACCTGATACCAGCGCGGCAGGTACGGAATCTGGATCATTTGGCCGGCTCGCTCCGGTCACGCCCCGGCGCCTCATCGGGCGTAGCCCATGCGAACTTCAGCACGCCACCCGCACCGCCCTGACCAGGCGCAGTGATGGCGACCGCGTTCAGCTTCGGCGCGAAGTACGGCAGCAACTCCATCGCCCTCGCGTGCGCCGTCGCGTAGTCCTTCCGCCCGAACGCTTCCATCATGCAGTAGTGCGCGACTTCCATCGGATCGGCCAGCGCGCGAAGCGCCGTGCGCGCCCGATAAGCCTCAAGCCGCTTGGAGCCGGTCCAGATGCGCTTCTCAAGCCGCTCCTGCACCGGCTCTCCGAACAGGTCCACCTCGCCGAACTCTTCGACCGGCCCGCAGACTTCCTCGGCCACCTCATGCAGCTTCGACGCGGCAAGCTCGTCCGCACCCGGCATGCGCGGCTCCCGCATCGGGCCGGTCTCGATCACCTCCTGATCCATAACTTCTGTTGATGGATCACTCTGTCCCTCATTACTTCCGTTCATGTTACAGGTTATCCACAGGTTATCCACACGCCGGGATGAGCTTTGCCATAGGAACAATCAATCACCGATAGGCCCCAACTTCGATACAGTATACATGCCGCGATCCGCGGTTCAACCCTTGATTCACATCATGCCTGACTATCTCTTCCTCGTCGCCTCCTTCGCCGCCCTCACCGGACTCGCCATCCTGCTGCTTCTGTACCGCATTGCGCAATCCCTTGAGGACCTGTTGCACGCCCTGCAACTGATCGCCAAGGGGTTCCCCGAGCCGGTGCCGGTGCCGACGTTCACGCCCCCCAAGCGCAAGCCCGGCCGGCCGCGCAAGCCGCGACAGCAAAGCCTCGACCTCCCCGGCAGTAGCCACGCTGCCGAGGGTGCGAGCGATGCCGACAAGCGACCTGTTTGAAGCCCCGCTGCCCAGCCTCCCGCCGGATGCCCCAAAGCTCCGGCGGGTCGCGGCCCTGTGCGTCGCGCCTCGTTCGATTTATCACCAACTGCCCGGCGTCGATGCATACGACAGCAATCGCGACGTGCGCACCTTCCGCGACCCCATCCCCATCGTTGCGCACCCCCCGTGCAGGCTGTGGAGCGCCCACACGCGCCACCAGGCCAAGGCCCCGCCGGCCGAACGCGAACTAGCGCTGATCTGCGTGGACCACCTGCGCCGCAACGGCGGCATCCTTGAGCACCCCGCGCACTCCAGGCTATTCGCCTATGCCGGCTTGCCACTGCCGGGCCAGCGCCGAGGCGACCTCTTCACCGTCGCCATCCATCAGTCCATGTTTGGCACGATCACTCGCAAGCGCACTTGGCTTTGCCTTGCATGGCTCGACCCGCGCACGCTGATGCTGCCGCACCTGCCGCATGACTCCCGCGCCGCCGATGACTTCCGCGCATGGCAACTGCTCTCCCACGCGCAGCGCTCCGCCACGCCGGAACCGCTCGCGCGCTGGCTCGTTCACTACGCACGCCAATCCACCTCACCCCACATCAAGGACTCTTGAACATGAACATCCGCGAACTCTCCGATGCGGCCATCGCCGCCGAAATCGCCCGCCTCAAGGCCGAACCCGTCTTGACCAAGGCCGAGAAGGACCTTCTCCGGAGGCTTTCCATCGCCCGCGCTAAGCGCGCCGCGGGCGATGGGGACGAATCCGATACCGCCCCTGAGGTTGCCGGCCCCGCCCCGCGCTTCTTTGAAACCCTGCTGGAGCAAGCCGAAGAAACCTCTCTGCTCTGCAGCGTCCCCGGCTGCAATAGGCGCTGGGATGTCCACTGCGGAGGCGCCCCCCGCTGCAGCCAGCACCAATGGGGCGCCCCGCCGCCGCCCGCGGCGGACTACTCGGACTCGCCCCACATCGCGGCCAAGATCGCCGCCTTGGCCCGCGATCCGAACCATCAGGACGAAGGCCCGGCCGTGCCCTGCCCCCCGCACCTCAAGCAGCGCATCGCGGAAGGACTGGAGCGCATGAAAGCCACTATGTCCCCAATTAACCCGCTGCAGGAGAACCTGCTTAACCTGCGGGCGCGGATCGAGCGTGGCGAACGCATGTCCGTCGCTCAACGGGACTGGCTCAAGTTCCACAAGGACCACCCTGCACTTCGTGGGCTGAAGCTTCCTTGATGCCCTGGCCTAAATCTTGCGCTGTCCCATTGCAAAGCGGTCTTTAGATCGTTTTCGCATATAGCGGCATTTCCCGATTGACAAATTTTCGCCATCCTTATAATCCGAGCGAAGCGAGGACTGCGAACAAAGAACTTCCACCCGCGATGCGAAGCGAGCCGGGTGGCGGGATGGCGCGATGGACGCAAGGAAGCCCCCCCCAGTAGGGCTGGGGGGGCTTCTTGCTATCGCTTACCCCTTACCCTCGGACTGTGGAGTTCGTGAGCGCGGAGCGCGATCACTTGTTGTATTAAATCGCGCGCGCGCGTAGCAATTCGCGTGCCCAATCGCTCAGAGCGTCGCGATACACACAATCAATTGGACGTTGCCGCTCGGCAACACGACAATGGAGCCTTCTCAACTGCGAAAGGCGCCTATGTCGTCCACCATCCACACGGCTTATTACGGCTCGCTCTTGGACCTGCTCAACCTGCTGCAAGGCGAGCAATTGCGGCCGCACGAACTGCAGGCCGCTCTGTGCAACCTCGCCCAGCAGGTGAAGAACCTCTCGACCGCGCACGTTGCGCACCTGTCGGCGCACCTGCAGGCCGGCACCGCCGATGCCGTGCTGCCCCACCCGGACGCTCCCGCGCCCTACGAAATGCTGCTCTACCTCTGCAACCTGCAAGGCGAGCCGGCGCGCGTCCCAATCCGCCGCTACGCCGCGGGCTCCCGCCTAGTCAACGTCATCGATCAGGCCGAAGCCTCAGGCTATCTCGACTTCATCGTCCGCCGCGCCGACAACCTCGCCACCATTTTCGAAAGGAAACGCCCATGACCCCCTACCCCGCCTCCCACACCTTCGCATCGATCTACGAAAGCGCCCGCACCGAACTGGACATCTATCCAGCCTTCAGCGAGGACAAAGGACACTACGCCGCGCTGGCCCTGCGCTCCGGCGCCGCACATCTGCAGTTCTACGCGACCTATGCGGACCTGCTCACCCTCATCGCCAAGCTCCGCGAAGCCGCCGCAGAGATCGAACGTCAATCCTAGTACTACCCTACAGGGGGGGGTCCCGATCGCGTTTCGGGCTCTCCCCTGATGTCCTAGAACCCTCGTTTTTTCACATCAGTTTCGCTCTCGCCATGATCTTCTCAGACGCCCAGCTTCCCGCCCTCCGCCACTGCCTCAAAGGACCCGCCATGCCCCGCAACCCCGCCACCCCTCGGCCGCGCCCCACTCCGCCACGCTCCACCCCAGACGCACGCGCCGCCGGCCTTGCCCGCGCGCATGCCCGTACCCGCGCCATCAATGCCGCCGCGCCCGACCTCAAGCAAGACTGGCTCGACTCCGACCAGTGGCGCAGCATGGCCCGCGAGCGCGGCCTGAACCTGCCGCTGCCGCAGTACCGGCCGCACGGCCCCGCCCTCGCCAAGTGGCTGCGCAAGCTCAACGTGTCCAAATCGGAGTTCCTGATCTGGGGCGGCTACGAAACGCTGGCCGACTTCGAACGGCTGAACCCGCGCACCCCGCTATGGGCCGTCTGCGGCTTCCTGCTGGAGTACGTGGAAGAACGCGACGCGGCCGGCGCGACGCTGCGCTCCCGCCTCAACAAAGGCGTCGTCTCGCAATGACAAACGGGCCTCACGGCCCGTTTTTTTCTGCTGCGGGTCCCGTGGCCCGCTTCCTCTGCTCCGGCCGCGCCTCGACGCTGCCCTCGACCTCAACGCTGCCTTCCACGCCGATGCGCCGCTCGACGCTCAGCGTCGCGCTGGAGCGCTCCCCCAGCGCCAGCGCGCACCCCTGAAGCGCCACCAGCCCGCTACAGGTCAGGCAGACCCAGTACCCGCCCAATCCTCGCCCCCACCGCCCCGCCGCCGCGCTGCTCCGACATCGCACGCAGCATCGCCGCCGCCTGAGCCGCCGCCTCCGGGCTCATGTTCGCGTAAGCCTTCGTGAGCGGGTTCATGGCGAGCGACTTCGCGCCCCTCGCCGCCAGATTGACCGCACCGCCGACCAGGCCGCCCGAGGGATTGAGGATGTCCCCCACCGCTTGCCGCGTCGCCGTGCCACTGTTGCCGACGATCGGCCGGCCGATCTGCGACGCCGAGAAGCGCAGCGCATCGTAAAAATCGCCCGTGGGGTCCTCGCCGAGCACACCCGACCCGCCGCGGCGGGTGCTCTGCCCGGCATCGTCGGCCGCGCCCCAATACCGGGTCTTGTCCGACTTGCCCATGATGCGGCTCATCTGCCCCGGCAGCACGTTGCCATCGAGCGAACTCCCGCCCCGGTCCAGCCCCCGCAGCACCGTCCATTGATCCCGCGCCCGGCCGTACATGTCCACCAGATCGACCCGGCCCGCGGCCTTCGCCGCGTCATGAATCTGATTGTCGATGACGTCCACCACTGCGGCCAGATTGCGCCCCTTGTCGGGCCTGTTGGCAGCGAAGGCCGCGCGCATCTCGGACGCGGCCGCGGATCGCATTTCGATCAGTTGCGCGCCGGCCATTTCGTCCACGCCCATCACCGTCTGCCCCGCCTTCGCGCGGCCGGCCTCCCCTTTGGTGAACCGCTGCAGCACATTCCATGCTGCCGACGTCGGCAAGCCGGCCGTCGCTTCCTCGTCGGCCAGACGCTGAAGCTCTTTTTTGAGCTTCGTCGTATCCACCGCCCCAAGACCCGTGCCGACCTGCTTGAACTGATCCCCTATGCGCTTCTCCGCCAGCGCCCGGACCTCCGCCCCCACGTTGTCCGCGCCCTCGACCCCCATCGCCCGCGCCGCTAGACGGTTCAACTGCTGCGCGTTGTTCTGCTCGATGCGCCCGAACACCTCGCTCGTCAGCGGATTGGACGCTAGCCCCGCTTCGAACTGCCGCGCCTGCCTGCTCCCCGTCGCCTGTCCTGGCGTCACGATCATGCCGGCCCGCCGCGCGCCCTCGATCACCTGCTGCTCGGCCTCCGTCAGCGTACCGGCCATCGCGCCCCCGGCACGCTCCGCCGCACGCGCCGCGCGCCCGGCCTGCACCCGCGCGACCATGTTGCCCGCAAGCCCGCCCGCGCCGGCCAGCACGCCCCCCAATGCCGCGTCGCCCGCCATGTCGCCGCTCTCGCTGGCAATCCCGCCCTGCAGCGCGCCCATCGCGATCTGCGCCCCCACCCCGCCGCCGAGGGGCAGCGTCGCCAGTCCCGGCAGCATCGCGCCCACGCGCGACGCGACCGGGTTTTCCGCCTGCAGCCGCGCCCGAATCTCCGCCGCCTCCTGCCTGTCCGCCTGAGCGCGGCCCTGCATCGCCTCGTTCCCGGTCAGGGACCCGAACAACTCCCGCGCGTTGATCCCTATCGAATTGAAGACGTCCCCGGCGCCGACCAGTCCGGCTTCAATGGCGCCGCGCGCCAGCGCCGGCCGGTTCTGCGGCGCCGCTGCCGCCCCCTTGCCCGCGCCGGGCACGCTGACCCACTCCTGGCCGTTCCACTCGACCACATCCCCGCGTTCGTTGATTGCCCGCATCACTGCACCTTGAATCCGGGTGGCGGCGGCGGCACGGCCGGCGTCAGCCACGGGTTCGCCTTCAGGTGCGAAGCGCGCTTCTCCCGGAACTGCCGCGACAATTCTTCATAGCTCTTCACGATGCTGCTCTTGCGCCGCAGCACCGATCCCACGCCGCCTGGATCGGGCAATTGCTTTTCAAGGTTCTCCAACTCCCCGGACTGCAGCACGCCCATATCGCGAAGCTTCGCCACGTCCGCAATGATCCCCGCCCGCAATCCCGACATGGTTGCCGCGTCCTCGCCCCAAAGCTCCGTTCCGACCCCGCCGACCCGCACCTTGCGCCCGTTCACGGTTTCCTCGCGGCCCGCCACCATATCGATAAGCCGGCCGATGCGCTGCTGCGCCTGCTGCAAGGCGTCATCCTGCTTGACCACCTCGGCATACGCGGTCGTCCCCCGGATCGGTGCCGCCATCAGTCCGGCCCCCGGCACATCTACCCACATCTGCCCGGCCTGGAGCTTGGGCAATTCCGGCGCACCGCCCGCGCCCGCGCCCGCGCCGGCCTGAGCGACGCGCTGCCGCTCCAGCCCCAGCCGCTCCCGGTCGATCTTGAGCCGCGCCTCGTCCATCGTCGCGCGGCGCCGCGCCTCTTCCAATTGCTGCTGAAACAGCAT